ATTGAGAACAATCTTCTCGAATCTTACAAAAACGAGAAAGAATTTAAAAAGTCTTTACGAGAATTTAAGCACAATGTGTTGAGTGATAAATCTATGTCAAAAGCATATGCGTTATATGACCAATTAAGTTCTTCACAAGGATTATCTGAGGATATTGCAAAAGAATATTTAGAAGAAGGGGTTAATTTGTTACAAAAAATAATACCAAGTATTAAATTGCCAAAAACGTCATCAGAAAATGTTAGTAACAAATATTCTGACATTGACACACTTGTTTACACTAATAAGTTAAATTTATTAGAAAGAGTTACCGCTAAGAAAAATATTGTTTCAGTATTAACCTCAAAAAATAATACGGTTAAAGAATCTATTAATATTCCCGTTAAATCAATGGTCAGTATTGCAAACCAAACATTGAGAAATTATATCGATACTTTAGATGAAAACTCTAAAAGAGAATTTTTACAAATAATTTCTGAAGACACTAAATCTTTAGAAACAAAATTTGAAACAATTCGTGAAAGTGCTATTAAAAAGTTGGAAACAATATTAGACAAAGAAAAGGAGTTTGAGCTTAAAACAAAATTGTCTGAAACAATAGACAAATTAAAAATTGAAAAGTTCGACCAAATGAATTTTATACGACTAAAAAATCTTGAAGAATCAATCTAATTGATTCTTCTTTTTTTGTATATAAATCGCCTTTAAAAGTTTTGTTCTTTTAGTAACCGATGGTTTAGTGAATTCTTTTCTTTCTTGTAATTTTTGATTTTGTTTAGTTTTAATAACCTTTGATTTTAGGGTTTTTAAAGCTCTCTCAATGTTGTCGTGGTTTTTTATTTCTACTATTATCATATTATACAAATATCTTATTTTTTATAAAAATTTTTGACATTGATGGTTATATGTGTTATTTTTTAACAAACAAATAAACATTTATAATTATGAAAATTAATGAAAAAAGGAAAGAGTGTAAAGCTTCAATTGTTCAATCCAATTAAATCAGTATACGGAACAGTGGATTCTAAAAACCTTAAATCGGTTTATATCAACATTCAGTCATGGGTTACACCCAAAAAAGAATTAGACAACTGGAATAGAGTTGTTTCAAATTTAGGTAGAGAAATAAAACATTCTGTTTTTGAATCAATAAACACAAATATCTTTCAAGAAAAAAGTATTGTCGATTTGGACCTAAGGACAAGTGGGATTTCTCACGGAAAAAAATCGTTCTTTAATTTAGAAATCAATTTATATACAACATCTGAAATAGATTTTAAATCCTTTGAAATTAAAGACTCAATTAAAAAAATTGTGAAAAGCGTATTTAAAAATAATATTTACCAAAACAAATATTTTGACTTTTCTATTTCAAAAAAACCAATTACTGAATAAACATTATTAAATGGTATATTTATCATAAAAGATTAAATGAAAAATTTAAGAATATTAGAAGCTAACGAGCTTGGTCATGGCATCTTGATTGAAATGGATGCGGGTTGGGTTTCTCCAAAAGATGAACGTAACATGTCAGTTTTAAAAGAGGCAACCAATTTAGACTATAAAAATCCATTTGAATTTTATGCAGTACTTCAAAAGTACGATACTCCAAATAGAAATGGTAGATTCTACCCTGAAAGAATTTTAAAGAGAGAGGCTGACAATTATAAAAAAACAATCGCCAAAGGTTTATCAACTTCAGAGTTGAATCACCCTGAATCTTCACTTATTGACTTAGATAGAGTTTCTCATATTATCACTGACATTTGGTGGGATAAAAATATCTTAATGGGAAAACTTAAATTATTAACTTCACCAGGATTTCACGAGAAAGGAATTGTTTCAACTAAAGGAGACATTGCAGCTAATTTAATGAGACAAGGAGTTACTATGGGAGTTTCATCAAGAGGTGTAGGTTCTCTTAAAAAAGTTGGGGAAAGAAATGAAGTTCAAGATGACTTTGAATTGATTTGTTTTGACTTAGTTTCGTCACCATCAACACCAGGAGCTTACTTATTTTCAAACCCTGAAGATAGAAACAAGTATGAAGAAAATTTAGATGAAGAAAGAAATCGTAAAGAACCAAATGATTTTGCTGAAAAATCAGTTGACTTAATGAAAAAATTAAACGATTTTTTAGGAAAATAAAATTATGGACGAAAAATACTTTGTAGCAAAAATTCAGTACGATTTACCTGACGATAGTACAGGAAAGATTAAAAAAATTAGAGAAGAAAAACTAGTTAAAGGTTTTTCTGTAACAGACGTTGAGGCTAAAGTGACAAAAAGATATGAGGGTTTCACTCATGATTGGAGAATTACTTCAGTTTCAGAAAGCAAAATTGATGAGGTAATTGAATAACATCAAAATTGTAAAATTATTTAAAGTGGTCTTATGACCACTTTTTTTTTGCTTGGAGATATTTATTAAATAAAAATTATGAATTTTCTAGTAACATTTACAAATTCTGGTACACAAATTAATAAATTAATTAATGCAAATTCTTGGTCATCATGTTTAGCATATTGTGAAGGGACGGGATTTGATATTAATAATATAGTTAAACTTTCATCAAATGTTTCGGTGATTCTAAAGGACCCAACAAGTGAAAATTGTTACAACGTGAATCTTAAATCAAACAGTTCAAATACTAATTCTAACAATTTTGTTTTTGCTAATGATTTTAATTCTTTAGAAACATGGTTAGCAGACCAAACTGATATTACTGTTATGTACATACAATTAACACAAAAATCTTACGTAACAGTATAACAAAAATGAATTTTTTTCATTTTGACACTATTTATAAGTTAAAATAACATATTTTTTCATGCAAGAAAATAAAAATTTAGTACAAGAGGCACTCATTCAAATGAAAAACGTTGAAGAGGCTATTGCCGAGAATGCAAAAGGAATACTTGCTTCTACAATGAAGGAAGAAATCAATCAATTAGTAAAAGAATCTCTATCAGAGCAAGACGATGAAGAAGAGGTTGATTTAGACGTAGATACAGACTTAGATGACATGGACGGTGACGTTGATGTTGATATGGATGTAGATGCAGATAATGATGATGAAATGGACATGGATTTTGACATGGACATGGATTCTGAAGAAAGTCCAATAGATTTAACTGACGCTTCTGACGAAGAAATTCTTAAGGTGTTTAAAGCAATGGGTGAAGAAGACGGAATCATCGTTAAAAAAGATGGTGAAGATGTTCACTTAACTGACAGCAACTCCGATGTAGAATATCTTGTTAAGCTTGGAGAATCTGAAGAAGACGAAAACTTAGATGAAACTATGAATGTAGATGAAATCGATGAGATGGACGTTGACACAGAAGATGTGATTAACGCGATTTTCTCAAAAGACGGAGACGCTTCAGATATTGAAGTTGACCAAGAAGACGAAGTTATGTACGAAATTGAATTCGACGAACAAGAAGAAATGGACGAAGAGGAAGAAGACCTTGACGAAGAAGACGAAATGTACGAAGAGGAAGATTTGGACGAATCTTACAACCCAAGAAAAGCTGTTAGAGAAGGAAAGTCGACAGTAAAACCTAAAGGTGTTGGAATTGGCTCAGGCCCTAAATTCACTTACAAAAATAAAGCTGCAGGTGGATTTAAAGAGGACAAGAAAGAAGGTCCTAAATCAGTGGGTACTGGTAAAGCAAAATTCGAATACAAGAAAGGCGCAAATATGGAAGGAAAATCCAAAGTTGTTAAGGCAGAAACAAAAGAAGGTTGGGGTTCAAAGAAAGATGAATTCAAACGTAAAAAAGTTGATGGTGTAGAAAAGAAAGCAGGTACTAAAGGTGGCCACTTTAAAGACTACGAAAAAACAGAAACTAAAGAAGCTGATAGAACTTATGGAATGGGTTCCAAAGAAGGTAGAGGACTTAGAAAAGGTATTACTAATAACAGAAATTATGTATATGGTAATAGCGGAGTAAAAGTAGAATCTACTCAAGAAGAGGTTAATATGTTAAGAGAAAAGAATGAAGAATACAGAAAGGCGTTAAATGTTTTCAGAGAAAAACTTAACGAAGTTGCAATCTTCAACTCAAACTTAGCATACGCAACTAGATTATTCACTGAACACTCAACTACTAAGAAAGAAAAAATTAACATTCTTAGAAGATTTGATGATGTTGAGACTCTAAAAGAATCAAAAAATCTTTACAAGTCTATTAAAGATGAATTATCTACAACCGAATCAAAACCAATGAACGAATCAGTTGAAGTAAAGTTGAATAAATCTGTTTCATCAGGTTCTTCAACAACATTGATTGAATCAAAAACTTATGAAAATCCTCAGTTCTTAAGAATGAAAGATTTAATGAGTAAAATTATCTAAAAAATAAAATAAATAAAAAAAACAAAACAATACTAAAATGGGAGCATTATTAGAATCAGGTCTTGTTGGTAACATCGGTTTAAAACACCTTAAAGTTATTAAAGAAGACACAATCAACAAATGGGACAAATTAGGCTTTTTAGAAGGTCTTAAAGGTCACATGAGAGAAAACGTAGCTCAATTGTATGAAAACCAAGCGTCATTTTTAATTAATGAAGCATCATCTACATCTGATACAGGTGCATTTGAAACAGTTGTTTTCCCAATTGTAAGAAGAGTATTCTCTAAATTATTAGCAAACGACATCGTTTCAGTACAAGCAATGAACTTACCAATCGGTAAATTATTCTACTTTGTACCAAACATTCAGTCATATGAGAACGCAGCTGGACAGCACTGGGCACCTTATGGTTCACCAAATGCAAGTGCAGGTCAAACTCCAAACTCTGGTTATGACTATAACAACACTAAAGACCTTTACGATAGATTCTATGAAGGTAATGAACCAGCATTAGACCCACCAGGTTTATATGACTATTCAAAAGGACAATTCTCAGCAATCACCGCTAACGTAACAACGGTTTCATGGTTAGCTGACCAATTAGTTCCTTCGGCTTATACTGTTTCTGATTACAGAAAAGTATTAATCGTTATGTCAGGTTTCGCATCTGATGGAGCTGGTAAATTAATCGGT